AAGGCAGATCCACGATCCTTTGGGATGTGTTACCTTAAGAATAGGCGGTCCGGGTTTTCTTTCATGGCCTCAGGAGAGGTGGTTAACTTGGCAACCATATCAAGTGACTCCAGGTATGGTATATTATCCAAGTCTGGACCTGATGCAAAGTCCATGTTCACAGATAAGGTGGTACCCATATCAGTTAATTACCCCTTCTTTTTCAAGCCGACCCAGGACGGAATGGACAGGCCCAAGACCGAGCTTGCCTACCGTGTCCCAGCCAGTAAATTTACCAGACGTAAACTTACCGCCGCCACCACCGATGAAACCTTACAAGATACCCTCAAGGGACTTGATACCACTATCGACTGGAAGAACACCGGTGATAACTCCTACGACGGTGAGAAACTCAAACTCCTCGTTCATGATGAGTCGGGGAAGTGGGAACGTCCCAACAACATACTCAACAACTGGAGGGTCACCAAAACAACGTTACGACTAGGTAGTAGGGTAGTTGGAAAATGTATGATGGGTTCGACAAGTAACTCATTAGATAAAGGAGGTGATAACTTTAAAAAATTATACTATGATTCCGATGTTACTAAACGAAACGCCAACGGACAGACTCGTTCGGGACTCTATTCTTTGTTCATACCTATGGAATGGAACTACGAAGGATACATCGATACTTATGGCATACCTGTATTCGATACACCTCGAACAAAGACAATTGGTCCAGACGGGTATGAAATTACACTAGGCGTTATTGATTACTGGCAAAATGAAGTTGATGGTTTAAAACAAGATCAAGACGCTTTAAACGAGTTTTATAGACAGTTTCCTCGTACAGAAAAACATGCATTTAGAGATGAAACAAAAGCTTCATTATTTAATTTAACAAAGCTTTATGAGCAAATAGATTATAATGAAGAAGTTTTAGCAATGAGTCCTTTAGTTACACAAGGTAATTTTCAATGGGAAAATGGAATAAAAGATACTAAAGTAATATTTATGCCAAGTAAAAATGGTAGATTTAATATTAGTTGGGTTCCAAATACAAATTTGCAAAACAATATTATTTTAAAAAATAATACAAAATATCCTGGTAACGAGCACATAGGTGCTTTTGGTTGTGACAGTTACGATATATCAGGTACAGTAGACAAAAAAGGTTCTAAAGGTGCATTACATGGTTTAACAAAGTTTAGCATGGAAGACGCGCCTCCTCATCATTTCTTTTTAGAATATATAGCTAGACCACAAACAGCTGATATATTTTTTGAAGATGTTTTAATGGCTTTAGTGTTTTATGGTATGCCGTTATTAGCAGAAAATAATAAACCAAGATTACTTTATTATTTAAAAAGAAGAGGATATAGAGGTTACTCTATGAATAGACCTGACAAAGTTTGGAATAAATTATCAGCTACTGAAAAAGAAGTAGGTGGTATACCAAACTCAAGTGAAGATATAAAGCAAGCTCACGCCGCTGCTATTGAGATGTATATAGAAAATTATGTAGGATACGGTAACGATGGTTATGGTGATATGTATTTTCAACGCACTCTTGAAGACTGGGCTAAATTTAATATAAACAATAGAACTAAGTTTGATGCAGCAATTAGTTCGGGGTTAGCTATAATGGCTTGTAATAAAAATAAATACAAACCAGTTGCTGATTTTAAAAGACAGGTAGTACCTTTAGGTTTTAAAAAATACAGTAACTCTGGTTATACTTCAAAAATTATAGAATAAATGAATGGTGTTGACACTAATTATCTAAGTGGCTTTCCTAGTCAGGTGGTACCTTTTGAGGAAAAGAACACATATGAATACGGCTTGAAAGTAGCTAGAGCTATTGAAAACGAATGGTTTAGTAATAATAGGTATGGTAGCGGTAGCGTTAGATATGGTCTATATAAAACTAATTATTCTGAATATCACAATAGAAGACTTTATGCTAGAGGCGAGCAATCAATACAAAAGTATAAAGATGAACTAGCTATAAACGGTGATTTATCTTATTTAAATTTAGACTGGAAGCCTGTTCCTATTATATCTAAGTTTGTTGATATAGTAGTAAATGGATTAGCTGATAGAGATTATGATATAAAAGCTTACTCACAAGACCCTGATTCACAAAAGAAAAGAACTGATTATGCAACTGCTTTAATGCGTGATATATCTGCTAGAGATTATTTAAGAAAAGCAAAGGATGTACTAGGTATAGATTTATATTCTACTCAACATAAAGAAAATTTACCTGAAAACAAAGAAGAACTATCTTTACACATGCAACTTAATTATAAGCAAAGTATAGAGATAGCTGAAGAAGAGGTAATATCTAATGTATTAGCTAAAAATAAATTTGAACAAACTAAAAAAAGAATATTACAAGATTTAGTAGTGCTAGGTATTGGCGCTGTTAAAACTAATTTTAATACTTCAAACGGTGTAACCGTAGAATATGTGGATCCAGCTGAGTTAGTTTATTCTTATACAAAAGATCCTAACTTTGAAGACTTATATTATGTTGGTGAAGTTAAAATGATAAGTATAGCTGAGCTTAAAAAACAATTTCCTTATTTAACAGACGCTCAGTTAAAAGAAATAGAAAAATTTCCAGGTGAACAAAATTATTTAAGAAACTGGAACGAAGCACCTGATGTGGTTGCTGTTATGTTTTTTGAGTACAAAACATATATGGACCAGGTATTTAAAATTAAAAAGACAGATCAAGGATTAGAAAAAGCTCTTGAAAAACCAGATACATTTAATCCTGAAGAAAATGATAACTTTGATAGAGTTTCAAGATCTATAGAGGTTTTATTTACTGGTGCTAAAGTATTAGGTATAAATGATATGATTCAGTGGAAGTTATCTGAAAATATGTCTAGACCTTTTGCTGATAGTACAAAGGTGCATATGAATTATTCTATTTGTGCGCCACGTATGTATCACGGTAGAATAGAGTCTATTGTAAGTAGAATAACTGGGTTTGCTGATATGATACAGTTAACACATTTAAAACTACAACAAGTAATATCTCGTATGGTACCAGATGGTGTATACGTAGATGTAGACGGCTTAGCTGAAGTTGATTTAGGTAATGGTACAAACTATAATCCACAAGAAGCACTAAACATGTATTTTCAAACTGGTAGTATAGTTGGTAGAAGTTTAACTCAAGAGGGTGATCCTAATAGAGGTAAAGTTCCAATACAAGAATTAAGAACTTCAAATGCTGGTGCTAAATTACAAAGTCTTATACAGACTTATCAATACTATTTACAAATGATAAGAGACGTGACCGGGTTAAATGAGGCTAGAGACGCTAGTACTCCAGACCCAGACGCGTTAGTAGGACTACAGAAACTAGCTGCTTATAATTCTAATGTAGCAACTAGACATATATTACAAGCTGGTTTATATTTAGCTGTTAGAACTGCAGAAAATATATCGCTTAGAATAGCTGATTGTTTAGACCATGAGTTGTTAGCTCAGTCTTTAAAATCATCTATTAGTACTTTTAATGTGGGTACGTTAGATGAAATACAACATTTAAATCTTCATGACTTTGGTATTTATTTAGAACTAGAGCCAGATGAAGAAGAAAAAGCTATGTTAGAAAAAAGTATACAAATAGCTTTACAGAGTGGTGGTATTAATTTAGAAGACGCAATTGATATTAGAGAAATAAAAAATATCAAACTAGCTAATCAATTATTAAAACTAAGACGTAAACAAAAGCAAGCTCAAGAGCAACAACAGCAACAAGCTAATATACAAATGCAAGCTCAAGCTAATGCTAAAGCAGCTGAGTCTGCGGCTATGTCTGAAGTTCAAAAACAAGAAGCTATAGCACAAACACAATTACAAATTGAACAAGGTAAGTCTCAATTTGAAATACAAAAGCTAGAAAAAGAAGCTCAAATCAAAAAAGAGTTAATGCAAATGAAGTATCAGTTTGACATGAAGTTAGCTGAAATGGATATGTTATCAAGACAAGAAAAAGAAAAAGAAATAGAAGATCGTAAAGATCAAAGAACAAGAATACAAGCTACGCAACAATCAGAAATGATTTCTCAAAGAAAAAATGATTCTTTACCTGTAGATTTTGAAAATACACCAAATCAATTAGGTGAAGGTATGGACTTGAGTCAGTTTGCGTAGATTTTTTTATTAATTTTATATTATTTTATTATGGCAAACACTAAAGATTCTGGATCTCTAAAGATCAAGAAAAAATCTATTAAACAACAGACTGAAAATAAAGAGCCTGTAAAAGTAGATTTAAGTAAAAAAGTAGAAGAAACAGTTGAACCAACTGTTGAAGCTAAAGTAGATTTAACACAAGAAAAACCAAAGGAAGATGCCGTTCAAGAGCAAAGCACAAATGACAGCGATGCTGCTGTCGAACAACCCAAAGACAGTAGCGACAGCGAAAAAGTGGTTGAAGAAGTACGGGACACCGAAACGAAAGAAGTAGAAGAAGTTACACCTTTACAAGAAGTTACTGATGAGCCTATAGTTGAAACAAAAACAACTGTTGAAAAAGAGCAACCAGTATTACCAGAAAATATTGAAAAGCTTGTAAAGTTTATGGAAGAAACAAATGGAACAATTGAAGACTTCGTTAGACTTAATGCTGATTATTCCAATGTAGATTCTAATGTGTTATTAAAAGAATATTACAAACAAAGCAAACCACATCTTAATGATGAGGAAATAAAATTTATCATGGAAGAAAATTTCGACTATGATGAAGATGTTGATGAAGAGCGAGACATCAAACGAAAAAAACTCGCTTACAAAGAAGAGGTTGCTAAAGCCAAAAACTTTTTAGATGATCTTAAAAATAAGTATTATGATCAGGTCAGATTAAGACCCGGTGTTACTGAAGATCAACAAAAAGCTATTGACTTTTTTAATCGCTACAAAAAAAATCAGGAAGTTGCTTTACAACAACACGAAGATTTTAAACAAAAAACATCTGGTTTATTCAATGAGGAGTTCAAAGGTTTTGACTTCGCAGTTGGTGAAAAGAAATTTAGATATGGTGTTAAAAATCCTAATGAAGTTGCAAAAGCTCAGAGTAATTTACAAGACTTTGTTCAGAGGTTCTTGGACGATAAGGGCAATGTAAAAGATACTCAAGGTTATCATAAAGCAATCTTTGCTGCTAGAAACGCGGACAAAATAGCGCATCATTTTTATGAGCAAGGCAAAGCCGATGCTGTTAAAGATGTTGTTAATAAATCAAAAAATGTATCTACAGAGGCGCGTACGTCTCCAAGTGGTGATGTATTTGTTGGTGGTTTAAAGGTTCGTGCAATTAGTGGTTCTGATACTAGTAAATTGAAAATTAAAAAACGATAATTTAAAAACAATTAATTATGCCCTTAAATCCTTTATTTGGTAGTTTAAATCCTTCACAGATCCAACAGATCACGTCGGATAACTACCTTAGTTTTACAGACGGTACTAATGACTTTGCTCAGCAGTACCTACCTGAAATCTATGAAGCTGAAGTAGAGAGATATGGAAATAGAACTCTAGGTGGCTTTATTAGAATGGTCGGCGCTGAAATGCCGATGACTTCTGACCAAGTAGTTTGGTCTGAACAAAATAGATTACATATATCTTACGATACTGTGCAGCCATTAGGTGCGCCAGGAAACGTATTAGATTTATTTGTCGCTCCAACAGCTGGACTTGCAAACGTTATTACTCCAGGTATGACTGTAGTAATTATGCCTAAGTCTGGTGGTGATTCAATCAAAGCTTATGTTGCTGATTCTGGTATTGTTGCTGGATCTGCACTTAACGCAAATGAAATCCAAGTTTTCCCATATCAGGAAACTTCTGCTGGTGGTGGTCAAATTCCTGCTGATGCTGTAGGATATAAAGTATTCGTATATGGTTCTGAATATCCAAAAGGAAGTTCAGGAGTATTAGAAAACGTTGAGCCTTCTTTCACTCAGTTCTCTAACAAACCAGTTATTATTAGAGATAGATACGTTGTATCTGGATCTGATACTGCACAAATTGGTTGGGTTGAAGTAACTACAGAAGATGGTGCAACTGGATACTTATGGTATCTAAAAGCTGAATCAGAAACTAGATTAAGATTTGAAGATTACTTAGAAATGGTTATGGTTGAAGGTGAAAACGCTGCTGTTAACGGTGCGTCTGCAAACTTATTCCATACTCAAGCACAAGCTGGTATTACAGACTTTAATGCTGCCAATGCTGCTTTACTAGGTACTGAAGGTTTATTTGCTGCTATCCAAGCTAGAGGTAATGTATTCTCTGCTTTCGCTGGCGCATTAGCTGACTTCGATACAATTCTTGAGAACTTAGATAGCCAAGGAGCTATTGAAGAAAATATGTTATTCTTAGACAGAGCTACTGAGCTTGATATTGATAACATGCTTGCTTCACAAAACTCTTATGGTATCGGTGGTACATCTTACGGTGTATTTGAAAATTCTGAAGAAATGGCTCTTAATTTACAGTTCTCAGGATTTAGAAGAGGATCTTACGATTTTTATAAGACAAGTTGGAAATACTTAAACGATGCTTCTACAAGAGGTGGTTCTAGTAACTTTACTACTGGAGATGACATCGAAGGAGTATTAATTCCTGCTGGTACTTCAACTGTTTATGACCAAATTCTTGGTACAAACATTAGAAGACCTTTCTTACACGTAAGATATAGAGCTTCTCAAACTGATGACAGAAGAATGAAATCATGGATCACTGGTTCTGTCGGTGGTGCTTTCACTTCTGATCTTGACGCGATGGAAGTTCACTTCTTATCTGAAAGATGTTTATGTGTACAAGGTGCTAACAACTTTGTATTAATGACAGCTTAATACTTTTATAAGGTAAGGGCGCTTCGGCGCCCATATACCTTTAACTTATTTAATTATATTATATCATGACAAAAAAGAAAAAACAAAAAGAGGTTGTTGTTGACAACTCTTGGGAAATAAAAGATAGACAGTATTATTTATTAGGTGGTAAAGAACCACTTACATATACACTATCTTCAAGACATACACAAAGATACCCATTACTGTGGTTTGACGAGGAAAAAAATGAGCAAAGAGCTTTAAGATACGCTACTAATCAAAACTCACCATTTGTTGATGAGCAAAAAGGAGAAGTAACATTAAAACATATTCAATTTAAAGATGGTGTTTTAAATGTTCCAAAGCAATATCAAGCTTTACAAAAATTGTTATCATTATATCACCCAAGCTTAAACAAGAAATATGCAGAAAGAAAACCAGTTCAAGTAGCTATTAATGAAGTAGAAGAAATAGAATTTGAAATAGATGCAATGAACATAGCTAGATCACTAGATATTGATTTAGCTGAAGCTATATTAAGAGTAGAAAAAGGAACTAAAGTATCTCAATTAAGTACTAAAGAATTAAAAAGAGATATACTAGTATTTGCTAGAAAAAATCCTAAACTATTTATTCAATTAGCTAGCGATGAAAATGTTCAGTTAAGAAACATAGCTATTAAATCGGTTGAACAAGGTATAATAACTTTGTCTAATAAAAACAAAGATTTTTTATGGGCAGAAACAAAAGAAGTTATTATGAAAGTTCCTTATGGTGAAAATCCATATACTGCTTTTGCAGGTTTCTTACAAACAGATGAGGGAATCATGGTGATGAAATCTATAGAAAAGAAACTATACTAATAATAAACAGGCGGGTTAACGCCCGCCTTTATTATAACAAAAATATACTATGGCTATAAACGTAAATGCTGTATATAGAACTGTATTATCAATTTTAAATAAAGAGCAGCGTGGTTATATGACGCCTGACGAATTTAATAAAACAGCTACTCAAGTACAGTTAGATATATTTGAAAAATATTTTGATGATTTAAATCAACAGATGCGTATTCCGCAAACTGATACTGATTATGCTGACAGGCAGATGAATATAGATGAGAAAATAGCTATATTTAAAACCTTTGGTGATTGCGCTTATCAAGCACCAGGAGGTTATTTTACCCTTCCTACCGTAGACTTTCTCGGTAATACAGTCGAGCTTTATAGGCTTGGCAGTGTCGTATACAATGATGAAGTAGAAATGCAAAGACTAGATAGAAACGATTTTTATTATGTAGAAAAATCTGGATTAACTAGAGCTTCATTACAATTTCCAAATTACTTATATGAAAACGAATTTTTATTTGTTAGACCCACGGTTATAACTAGTAGGGTTACGGCTAACTATGTTCGTAAACCTCTTGATGTAAGATGGGGTTATACTATTGGACCACAAGGACAATACTTATACGACAGCACAGTTTATGAACCTACATTAAACCCAACTGGTTCTACACAATTTGAACTTCACCCATCCGAACAAAGTGAAGTAGTTATAAAAATATTAATGTACGCGGGTATTATTATTAGAGACCCACAAATAGTACAAGCAGCTGCTCAAGAGGCTGCAATGAATGAGCAAAACGAAAAATTATAATAAATGACGCTAATCTCTGAAAACAACAGACAGTATTACATCGGTGCTCAAAGCTTTATAGCATCCGGAGGTTTACCTGAATCGTTTACTACTACATTTAACACTGATCTAGTTTTTGCAACAGCTGATCCCACTAATGTTAATTGGCCTGCAAATAATTTTTATTTAGAAGTTAGTGTTGATGGTGGTTTTACTTACACACCTTTATACAATACGTATACTGTTGTAGATAATACTATTACAGTCACAGGTGGTTTAGCAGCTGGTAATTATTTAAGAGTACAACTTACTGAAAACACTGTGTGGCAAAATTACGGTGGGTATGCCTATACGAGATTATCAGATGTTATTACAAACTATATGATAGCTTATGTTGGTGCAGGTAAATTAATATCTAATGTAAAAAGAACTGATGTTATATTTCATGCTAAGCGAGGTTTACAAGAGTTTAGTTATGATACATTAAAAAGTGTCAAGTCGCAAGAGCTACAAATACCACCAAGTTTATCGCTTATTATACCACAAGATTATGTCAACATTGTTAGGGTATCATGGAAGGACGAATTAGGAGTGTTACATACTATATATCCTAATAATGGTTTGACAACTAACCCATATGAAAGTATAGCACAAGATCAAGATGGTATACCAATACAAGACGCTTTAAACGAAAACCTAGAAACTACATCGTTAACCAAACAAGCTTGGAGACAAGCTAACACTAGATTAATATCTGGTTGGAACGGTAACTACTGGAGTTATTATACAGATTATTTTAACACTCCATATCCTTTATATTGGAACGTAATTGTAGGTCAAAGATATGGTTTAAATCCTCAAACTAGTCAAATAAATGGTTGGTATGGATTAGACGAAAGACAAGGTAAGTTTACTTTTTCTAGTAATTTAGCTGGAAGATGCATTGTGTTAGAATACATCTCTGATGGACTTTCTTGTGATTTAGATACAAGAATACCTAAGATGGCAGAAGAAGCTCTCTACGCTTATATAAACTACCAAATATTAGCCACTAGAGCTCGTATGCCAGAGTATGTAGTTAGAAGGTATCAAAAAGAAAAATACGCTAAACTTAGAAATGCAAAAATTAGATTATCTAATATTAAATTAGATCAAATAGTACAGGTAATGCGTGGTAAATCTAAATGGATTAAACATTAAAATTAAATGGCAGAAATAAAAAATACTTTTCTAAAGTCTAAAATGAATAAAGACTTAGATGAAAGATTACTACCCAACGGTGAATATCGCGACGCTCAAAACATAGCAATATCAAAGTCAGAAGATAGTAACGTTGGAGCTGCTGAAAACATACAAGGTACAGAATTAATATTTAATGGTAATGTAGGCGAAATTGTTGGTGTAGATGTATTAGGGGGTAATCGCTTGCTTATTGTTGGTCAGTATGCAGACGAAATAAATAGTAGAATATATTTATTTTTAACAGACAATACAGATCCTAGACCAGGTTATAGTAGTATAAGTCAAAACGCTATTATAAGATACGACATAGATAATGGTGACATATATTTATATGCAGCTGGACCGTTTTTAAATTTTTCTACAGGTTATCAAATACGTAGTGTTAATTTAATAGAAGAGCTTTTATTTTGGACTGATAATAGAAACCAACCAAGAGTAATAAATATAAATAATCCAGATGCTGTTTTGTGGACTAATTTTGTTTCTATTGCCGGATTACCTTATACTAGTGAAGATCATATAACTGTTTGTAAATATAATCCTTACAAAGCTATTGAAGTTTGGAAAGACAATGCTGGTGTAATTGAAACAACTATGACTGACGCTGTTTCAGTAACAACACCTATGGTAGGTCAAATGGAATTAGATGCAACATTAGCACCTTCTACACCGCAAGTAATAAGAGTGATTACACCACCTACTGACGCTACACCCGGGCTTACTACAGCTGTAGCGGCAGCGAATGGTATGAATGTTTGGACTAGTGATGGTCAAATATTACCAGAAGATGACGTTATAGTTATATCTGCTCCTAATCTTAACGAAATAGAAGTTCAAAAAAGAAATGGCGATAATATAGTTTTTAGATTTAACGCTTTACTCAATGGTCAAATATATTTTGGTTATGCAAATCCTAATTTTGTAAACACCGGCGCGCCTGACTATATACCAAGCTATGCTGGTAATCAAGATTTTTTAACTGATAAATTTGTTAGGTTTAGTTATAGATTTAAGTTTGTTGATGGTGAATTTTCTTTAATGGCTCCGTTTACACAATCAATGTTTATACCTAAACAATTTGGTTATTTTTTAGAAAATCAAGAAGCTAGTGATGAAGATAGAACTTATGAAAGCACAGTTGTTTCATTTATGGAAAACCAAGTTAATAGAGTTTTACTTCAAATTCCTATGCCAGATGAAATGGATGGTACTCAAATAAACGCTGATGAGTTACTAGAAAAATTAAAAGTTGAAGAAATAGAAATACTATATAAAGAATCTGATGGTTTATCTGTTTCTGTTGTAGATAGAATTACAAGTGAACAATTAAATGCGGCTGGCGCTGTGAGCATATACGAATATGATTATCAAGCTACCGAGCCATTTAAGGTATTACCAGAAGACCAAACAACAAGGGTATATGACAAAGTACCTGTAAAAGCTTTAGGCCAAGAAATAATAAGCAACAGAGTTGTATATAGTAATTTTCAAAACAAACACACCCCGCCAACAGCATTAGATTATAATGTGGGTATTTCAGCTAAAATTCCTTATAACGAACCTAATAGTAATTACTCTTATTCAGCATATCCTAATCATAATGTAAAACAAAACAGGTATTATCAAGTTGGTGTAGTATTATCTGATAGATATGGTAGAACATCTACAGTGCTGCTTTCTAATAATCAAGGCTTTATAGCAGCTTCATCTCCTAATCCAGAGTTTGGTGCTGATACTATATATGTTCCATATCAAAATGAATATGATACTCAAAATTTTAACAATATAGTTGATTGGCCTGGTAATAGTTTAAAAGTATATTTTAATAGTATTATAGACTCAGCTAAAGATAATGTTAGTGGAACTCCTGGTTTATATAATGGTGACCCTACAGATCCTCGTTATAATCCACTTGGTTGGTACACTTATAAAATAGTAGTAAAACAAAAACAACAAGAATATTACAATGTTTATTTACCCGGTATATTAACTGGACAACCTGGTGATTCAAGTAGTGGTTACGCTGATCAACAATATTATACATCAACTATTACACTTTTTAATGACAATATAAATAAAGTACCAAGAGATTTAAAAGAGGTTGGACCAGATCAAACTTCTTTTAGAAGTAGCGTGCAGCTTTATGGTAAAGTAAGTCCTGAGTTGCCTATAGCACCAGATACAGTGGCTTTAATTACTCCTAGGTATAACACACAGTATTTATCTAACATTGTTTCAGATACGGTTACTCAAATAGCAAGGCAAACAGAGTTGTATCCAGAAAAATATTTTGATGTAACATCTGCTACTGGTTGGACACCTCTTGAAGATGTCTATGATACTAAAAATAATCCTTATTTAGCAAGAGTAGCTACACAAAAGTTAATTGGTAGCGCGGGTGATCCAAGTCCAGTACCAGCAGATGGTTATCCATTTTTCTTAAGTGTTTATGAAACTAAACCAGTAGAATCTAGACTAGAATTATTTTGGGAAACATCTACGTCGGGTAAAATTAAAGACTTAAACGACGCTATACAAACAACAGTTGCGTCTGTACCAGATGATTTAGAAAACTTTACAGTTGATTTTGTTGAAGATAGAAATTATACTTTCCCGGCTCAACCATATTCAAATGGTCAAGGACCAATTATAACAGATGACTTTTATGTTGAAGATGCGTTAGGTGGTTCAATAGCTAGTTCTTCTATATCAATGACAGTTGTTGATGGCACTGGTGCTGATGTAAGTGGTCTGTTTACTTTAGTTGAAACAGCGGCAGGGGTTTTAACTCCTAATGGAAACACACATGCTTATGATAGTTATACGCTACAAATAAGTAGTTACTTTGTGTTTTTAGCAGATTCACTTATAAGAACATTTACATTTGATTTTACAGCTACAAATGATACAACTGGTGACGTTGGACCAGTTATACAAAAACAAATACAATTAGGTAATGCTGCGCCTGTGTTTGATCCACCTGGTGGAGGATATAGAATATTTCCTTATAATAGTTTTGGACTAGGAAACCCAGTATATAGTGGTGAAAATGGAACTGCAGATCCAGGGCCTAACGATGCTTTAGAATTACAGTTTTCTATATTAACGCAAACACAATATGGTAATGATGTAAACATATTTGCGGTAGATCAGTTTACAGGTGAATTTACACAGCTGCCTCAAACAATAATGTCTGGGCCATATAATATACAGTTAGCTGTTACGGATGCTTTAGGCGTGGTTGGAAGCTTAACAACAGTAATAGAGTTACAATGGGACTTTGGCGAAGCTTCTGTAACATGTACTTTTATTGATTCGGGTGAAGCAGTTAACTTACTTAAAGGTTCTGATGCTGGTATGGTAATATGGTCAAATAAATCTACAGGTCTTACAGTACCTGGTTATAATTTAAACAGACCGGTTGCTCCTCAAAACTACGCGACTAATATATGGAGTCAAATACCAGATCCACAAAACCCAGTTAATGTTAATAATGTTCCATATGGACCTCCTGGTTCTGGGTTTTCATATAATGTTAAGTCGCTAGATTTATCTGATGGACCTAGCTGGTGTAATTTAGATGCTATTAAAAGAGGTTTATATAAAGGTTGTATGTATATTACTGTTCAATTAGTACAAACAATAGACCCAAGTGCCGCGAGCAATAACTCTATACCTGATCCATTAAATATAGACGCAAACGTGTGGATACAAAGAAGAGATGGTTCTGCTTTTCCTGGTCCTTGGGCAGATGCTGTTGATAAAAATGGAGATGTAGTTGGGCCAGACACAACAATGGGTGGTATTTGGAAAGTAAATTACCCTGTTAATAATCAAAATGATTATGCTTTAAACCTTGGTAGTTTAGATGATATATCAGAAGGAGCTGGTTATCCTCAGCCATATGTACAACATACTTTAGTTGGACAAATGGATAAACCTCAATCAGTAGCAAGTCAGCAATTAACAGTTGTGTGTACTAGAACTTTTGCTTTTGATTCTAATAACCCATCAGCATTAGGTGATTATAGAGTTATGGTTGATCAAATACGAGGTAGCCAAACAGAAGCTCCTAATCCAAATGTAACAGATTCTAATAACGGTATTTACAATAATGATAATATTAGTTGTAGTATTACTTATGGTGATTTTTATTATCCATATGGTATAACTAATCCAGCTTGGCAATATTCTGTAATGGAAACATCACAACCAAGTGTACAAGCTGCTGAAAACTATACAGGTCCGCAATGGCAAAATGTATTTGCAAGAGAACCTTTCTTTAGATATGTAACTCAATTTTATACAGACTCTACATTAACTACACCTTGGATACCTAATCAACAAGGTACTAATCAGTGGCATGCCTATAAATCAAGACCAACAGCGGGTATACCAGGTGGTCAAGGCAATCCTATTGGTAATGATGGAGCGGCTGTAACTTTAAATAATTTTAATAACTCAAATTCTAATCCTCAAAACGATAGAATATGGTTAGCTAGATTTAACAACACAGGTAGTAGAATTGGAGAGACTTATCCTAAATCAATATAATGTTAATTTATTAAAAAACAAGTGATTATAAATTATGCCAGCAATAGTAGAAGTAAATTATTTTAACTCTTTTTGGTTAAAGAAGATTGTAGATGGTAGAGCAGAAACTTTACCTGCTACTGGTGGTAGGCCAAATCCAGAAATAGATACATCATCATTACCCAGTAAACTTGTATATCCAGGTGTTATATCGCCTAATACATCTACTACTGGAGCAGCATTTCCATTTTTTGCGCAAGCTGGCGTATTAACTTTACCAAGCTTTACTCCTGATCAAGGAGTTGTATCTTTATTAGATTGGCATGTAGAAGAAGCTAGAATAAGAGGTGGATACAACAATGTAAATGTAGACTATGGTGTTAAAGCTTATATAGAAGAAGAATACCCGGAATCAGCCATTAGATTTAACTCTATGATTTACAGTGGTATATACAACGCTAGAACAGGTGTAAACAATACTAATCAGTTTCCAGTTGGAGAAGACATTATAAAAAGTGTAGATCCAAGAAATGGTAGTATACAAAAAATATATGCTGAAGATACTAACTTAATAATTTTCCAAGAAAATAAAGTTAATAGAGCGTTAATAGATAAAGATGCTATATATTCTGCAGAAGGTGGTGGAACAGTTACATCTGCTAACGTTGTAATTGGACAAATAGTTCCTTATGCTGGCGAGTATGGTATTAGTGATAACCCTGAAAGTTTTGCAGTATATGGCTTTAGAAAATATTTTACAGACAAAAATAAAGGCGCTGTTCTTAGATTATCTCATGATGGTATAACAGAAATATCAAGATATGGTATGACTGACTTTTTTAGAGATCAGTTTCAAACTGTAGATACTATTGACAGTTTTGGACAGTTAATAGGTGGTTGGGATAATTATACTAAGCAATATACTTTAAACATTAAACCATACAACCAAACAGGTGATGCTGGTTTTAGAACATTAGCTTTTGATGAATCTGTTTTAGGTTGGCCAACTTTTTATAGTTACAACCCTAACTTTGTATTTAGTGTAAATGGTACTATGTATTCTATACCTGATTACAATGCTAGCTCTGATTTACCTGATCCAGGTGGAAACATATATAGGCATTATGTCGAAGGTACTGGTGTTAATAGAAATAATTTTTATGGAGTATCTTACCCATCAAGTATAGAATTTTTATTAAATCCTAATCCTTCTACACAAAAAGTGTTTAAAACAATTGCTTATGAAGGAAACAATGGTTGGCAAGTAGACTCTATAATATCAGATGTTACAGGTTTAGATTTAGTAAACGCCAACTGGCAAACAAGTAATGATACAGCGGGACCATTACCTACAAGTTTAGGAACTTTAGTACCACAAGTAGCTAGTTATTATGAAGGTGCTTATACAGAAGACAATGTACAGTATTATGCTGGGTTTAATAGAAAAGAAAATAAATACGTAGCTAATTTAGTTAACAACTCACCTATAGCACCTGGTGAAGTTGTATTTGGTGTAGATATAAGTGGTATAAAAGGTTATGTAGCTACGGTTAAAATGTCTACAGATCAAACAACAAATCCTGGCGGAACAAAAGAATTATTTGCCGCATCATCAGAGTTTGTTATATCATCAATTTAAATTATATTATATGGATTTTAACGTAAGAGCTCTTACTACTAAAGACTGGGATACCTTGGTCGAGTGGTGGGATTGGTGGCCAGGTTGGACTGCGCCGCCTAAAGATTTTTTACCTAACCATGGAACTGGAGGTTTTATGGTAGAAAAAACTAACAAGCCTATAGTGGCTGGTTTTGTTTATTTTACAAACTCTAAAATAGCGTGGGTAGAATATATTATATCTAACCCTGATTACAAAGAAGATGATAGACAAGACGCAATTAAAAAATTATTAACAGAATTAGAAGAATTTATTACTACAATGGGATATAAATACATGTTCAGTGTAGTACAAAATAAACATTTAATAGAAATACATAAAAATTTAGACTGGAATATAGACGAAAAACCGTCATACGAATTATCAAAAAATTTATAATATGGGAGCAGGAACAACAGCATTAGTCGGCATGGGAGTGTCAGCTTTATCTTCATCTATTGGTGCGGGTGTAAGCGCTAGGCGAGCTGCGCGTAGAGCAAGAGAAATGCGTTTAGCACTTGAAAACTTTGAAAACAATAGACAAGATGTAATTAATCCTTATGCTGGCGTAGAAGACCTTAGCGATATGGCTACTAACTTATCGGATAGAATTACAAATCCTTTTGCAGATCTAGCTGTTGCAACCCAAGCTGCAGAGATGCAAGCTGAAGAAGCTGATATAGCTTTAGCTAATACTTTAGATACATTAAGAGCTACAGGCGCAAGCGCTGGTGGCGCCACAGCTTTAGCTCAAGCAGCATTAAGAAGTAAAAAAGGAATAGCAGCTAATATAGAACAACAAGAGGCTCAAAATCAAAAGTTAAGAGCTGAAGGCGAGCGAATGAGACAGCAAGCTGTGCTTGATGAAGAAAGAAGAATACAAGGTATTGAAATATCTGAGGGTCAAAGAGTTCAATCAGCAGAAGCACAAGGCCTAGCCTTTGAGTTCCAAGCGCAGGAAGCTAGAGACAACGCTAAGATTAATCGTATGTACGGCGAAATGAGATCAGCTCAACTACAACAAGAACAAAGTCAAGCAGATCTTTTTGGAAACATATCAGGAGCATTTGGTAATATAGCAGCATTTGCTGGTACAGAAGTTGGTGGTGAATTCTTTGACAACCTATAAAAATAATAACATGGCAAAAAATCAATTTATTACAGGACCTGTTTCATATGGAGGTAAAGCACAGCAGCTAGCTATTGGGGCTGGTGTAGCTAAAGCTTTTAGTAGAGGCGGTTATGACTCACTAAGAAGAGACTACTTACAAAATCAGTTGATAGATCAAGAATTAAATGAGTTTACATCTGTATATGATAAAATAAATAGTATACCTCAAACTGGTGTAGAAACTTTTGATTCAAATATTAATGCGTTTTTTAATCAAGGCGCAGATAAAATATTTAAAGTAAAAGATTTAATGGCTAATGGACACATGAGCCAACAAGAGGGCGCAAAGATTTTATCTCAAACAATGGACTATATAGATACATATAATAAAATAGCTCCAAAATTTGTTGAACAAATAAAATACTATAGAGATTCTAAGGCTACAAACAAAATATCTAGAGTAAATGATGATGGTTTATCTGCGATGTTAGACGCTATAGCTAACAATGCTAGTGGAATAGAGCTTTTAGAAAAAGACGGTAAAATGTATTTAACAGGGAGTGGAACTGTAGGTGGTCAAGACTGGCAATACAATATGAACTTAGACGAGCTTGGTAACTTACTTGATCAGGAAGGTTTTGCTATGATTAAAACAATACCTAGTTATGAGGATTTAGGTATTGACGCTTTATTTGATGCTCAAAAAGGTTTATTAAAAGGAGCTACAGACACATATGAATATACAGATAATCAAGGAAATATTAAAACAAAACAAGTGTACAATCCAGAAAGACTAGGCCAGTTAATGGTTGAAAGAGGTTTGTTTGCAGAACTTATTAATGATCCTGAAATGGAAGTTGTATGGTCTGATATGGTTAACGCTGACAAAGAATTAGGTTCTTTTAAGCAATGGGATCCTTCTAATAAAGACATGAGACAAACAATGGAGGCTTTTTTAATAGATAAAGCTATTACAAGAAATATTCCTGCTGATGAAATTATAAATGTACGAGCGCCAAAAACTACTTCTGGTGGTGGTGGTGGTTTTGGTTTTGGAGCTAGTGCGTATAATCAAATACTAGGTATGATAGATCAATCTACTAGAGACGCTACTTCGCCTGGGCAATTTTCTAAGTTAGCAATAAATTTAGATGACGCGGCTAGATATATGACGGTTATGGGTGATAAAAATATAGAGTTTTTTAGTTTAGAAAATCCAGATAATCTAAATAAAATTGTAACTAAAATGGATGATAAAGATATTGAAACGCCACGTGATGTACAGAATTTATTAAGAGAAAAAGGCTTTGATGATTTTGGTAATTTAATAGCATTTATAAACGATGACGGAGAGCTGGATGTAGTAAAAGGTTTTGATGGTACTGTAATGGGTATGTTAGGAAGTCTTAAAAAGTTTGGTGGTCTTAGTCAAAAAGAAAAATCAGAGTTAACTCAAATTATAAATAATATAGATACTTTTGGTGGCGATATACAAAAGTTTAGAGACTGGTATGACCTTACCGCCGCTGATCAAGAAGTTATGGACAACATGGCTGAAGAAGAAATATTTAGTATTTATTTAAATCAGGATAATATTACACCTGGAAAAGAATAATTAAATGATAGATGGTTTTAGTTTAGGTTCTATTGTAGAACAAATGAAATCCGATGGTAGATCTTTTGAAGAGATACAATCAGTTGTACGTGAATATAAACGTAGAAAAGACTCTAAACCTGTAGTCGATTTAGTAGGTGTAACTATGGAAGACAAACCTTTACAAGAGTTTGAAATGCCGGTGAAAGAAGAAAAACCTAATAGATGGGTACAAATACCTTATAAACAAAAAAACGGTGAAACAGGTTATAACCTTGTTTGGGAAGATGAATATGAAAATGTATATTCACAACTTGATGATTTCCAAGGTGTAAGCTTTGAGCAATATGCAAAAAACAACAATGCTACAATAAACGTTGAAGATATAGAAAATCGTTTACCTGACGCAAAAGCTAAAGAAGAAGACCCAACTGTTACAGCTTATAAAAAAGAAATTGCTGATATAAGAAAAAATATTGTACCTGAAAAATATCCAAAACAAATAGTGGATTATATATTTTCTGGATATAAAAATCAACCAGAATATGATAGAGGTGAATATGTAGATGGTCAAGAAGGTGGTGAGAAAAAAATACAAAAAGCAGTTGTTAATCCTTTGGAATTACCAGGTTTAATTAGTGACGCTTACAATAGACTAGGAGGTGATGAAAGACCTGCGTTACCCGCAGATCTTGCTGCATTAGTAGACGAAAAAGGAAGAGATAATATTACTGTTGATGATATTCCTGAAGCTTATGCTGAAAATATATATAACTTTATAAACCAAGAGAAAAAAATAAAAGTAGACCAAATAACTGGTAATTATAAAAGAGATTTAGGTCTTACTGATGATATGGTTACAAAGCTAGAGCTTGACGCGTTGCCAGAAGAACTATCAATAAAATCGCAGCAAATATCTGATTATAATCAAAGTATTAAAAATCAATACATAAAAGACCTATCATACCTTGGCTACAATGAAGAAGAAATTAATTATTTAATAGCAAAAATGGAGCTTAATGAAGTTGGTACTTATAGAATACCTTTTTCAGATCCATCACAATACGATCAAGACGTTTTAAATTATCCGGGATTAGGAGGTTTTTCTATAGGTAAAACAAAAACAGAAGAAGCTTTTAGAAATGTACAAAAAGATCAAACACCAAAGTTTGGTAAACTAGATTTAACTAAAAAATATCAGCTTTTAAGATTTGATAGAGAAGGTGAAATAAACGAATATTTAAATGATAATAGTAAAGTATATGATAACTTTGTTAGAGAGTTAGATAAACAAAAAGCTTTTGTAGATCAAAAATCAGCGCCATATTTTAATGAAATGAAGGCTTTAAATACTCAAATAGAGGTATTAGAATCAAGAGATTTAAATACTAAAGAAACTGTTTATTTACAAGGATTAAAAAACCAAAGAGAAAAAGTTTTAAACGATTATTATAATTCAGGCATACGTTCAGATTATAAAGTTTTACAAAAAAATATACAATCTACAATAGATTATTCTAATCAATTAGAAGAGACTAGTATTAATTTAGATAATTTAAACCTGATGATGTCAAGCGCTAAGCTTGATCACAGCATGGGAGCTAGAATATCAGCAGCACTTGAAAGAGAGCTTGGGAGTACAACTATGGTATTAGGTTCTATGGCTGCTTATACAGCTGGTCCTATAATGGATTTAATTGATAATGCTAGAGGTGTAGACGCTCCAAGTAATATAGATGTTATATATAATTCAGCCTCAGATATTTATGATTATAGTAGTGATAAATTTAATTCTTTACCAACAGCTTATTCAATAAAAGATGTTGAATCAATAGGTGATTTTGGAACTTACATGACACAGACTATAATGGACGGAGCCCCTAGTATATTAGCGGTACTAGGTCCAGGTGCTGTTGCGGGTGCATTTAGAAAAGGTGCTATAAAATTTGGTCCTAAACTATTAACAAGAACTGCTCTTACACCAGGTCAAGCAATTACAAATAAAAAACTTTTAAAAAATTTAGCTAGCAGTAATGCTGCAGAACAATGGGCCGCGAAGAAAATATTAAAAATGCAGTCTGCTAAAAAAGCAACAGGTCTTTCAATGGCTTTGTTTTTTAATATGTCTGGTGGTGGAAAGCTTGGAGAACTAGAACAGTCTTATAAATTTGCTGACCAACAAATTGCTAATATAAATAATCAATTAGAAAACAGTACTGACGAGATTTTAAAACAAGGACTTTTAGAACAGCTTGATTATTATGAAGATGCTGTTGATTCTGCTAGATGGCAAAGAATACTTACTGGAACTACATATGGAGCTATAGAAATGTTTTCTGAAAGACTTGGTACACTCAGATATGTTAATGGTGCAAAAAGAATTAATAAGTATTCAAGACGTACTGGTATAGAAGATACGTTTGCAAAAGGTTGGAGCAAGAAAAAATTCTGGTCTAATAGATTTAAAGAGTTTGGATATGCTGGAATAGGCATGGGTAAAAACATAGGTATAGAGGTAATGGAAGAGATTGCTGCTCAAGCCGGACATAATCTTATGGATAAAATAATAATGGGTAATACCAAATCTATTATGGACGGAATTGATGCTGATTTAATGACTAGAAGCGCAATAATAAGTATGGGTTTACAAGCGCCTAGAACATTAGGTAATATTAATAATGTTATTCAAAGCGAATATAGAACATACAAAGATATTAAAGAAAATCAAAAGAAATCAACCAGACTTTTTGAAATTCAAAATCAATTATCAAACAAAAACCTTAGCCCTCAAGAAAAGAAACAATTAAATAAAGAGAAAAAAGAACTTCAAAATGAATTAGCATTAGATCAATTTATGACTTATCAAAAATGGTCTGTAATGTCTCAAGAAGAACAGCAACAATATATTGAAGATAGAGCTGCTTTAAATTTTAAAGAAAAACAATATTACCAAATGATGATGAATCCTCAGTTTGGTACCCCAGGTTATTATAAAATGCTTGCTTCCATGGAAAAAGAACTTATAGCAGATAATGAAAAGCTAGGTGAATATTTGGGTAATAAAAAATATAAAGAATATAAAGAGCATGTTAAAAGTTTAGAAGGTACTGGTAAAATGCTTGCTAATTCTAAAGTAGCATCAGGTGGGGTAACTCTTTATTCAGCTGCTTTGGCGCTAGCTGAACATCATTATGATGGAGAAACAGTTGTTCTTGAAGATGATCAAAGTCTTGATGATTATATTAAAGAAAATAATTTAGATGAAAGCCAAGCTGATAAAATAAGAAACAACTACGCGTTTGTTAATGAGTCAACTAATCAAATAGTAATTAATCAGAAAAAAATATATGATGGAATTGCTGGTCAAATAGCTATTACAGATAAAGGTAAAATTATTGGACTACAAACAGCTAGTAGTTATGAAAGGTTTAGAGCCGCTATATCTCCATTGCATGAATTAATGCATATGGATATAAATGGTAAGAAAATATTTAGCGGTATTTTTAAACAAGCAAAAGCAGCTACTAATAGTATGTTAGATGTGCTTGGTAAAAAAGTTCAACAAGGAACACTTGATGAAAAAGTTTATAATAGAATTAAAAATATTATTGACAAAGCTTATACAGATGAAAAAGGTGAGGTTAATGTTGATGAAATACTTACTACAATAGGTGAAGCTGTAATGGCTGGAGAAATAAAACCAAGTGCATTTGCTGACATACATGGTATGAAATATTTTTTAAATAATTTGTTTAGAAAAAGATTCCCAGGAATAGCTAGTGTAATGGATCCTTTTAAGACTCCTCAAGATATGTTTAACTTTGTTAGTGATTTTGTGGATAAAAAAACTAATTTTAGTCAAAATATTACTGCTGTTCCTGAAGAACAAAAAGAAGAAATCAAAACTTCAGCAGCTATTGATCAAGCATCTAGAGCACCTAGACTTGATAAAAGTAAATTTAATCTTGACAACCTTACTAACGAGCAATTAATTAGAAAACTTAAAAATGCTAAAGGTTACGAAAAACAAGTTATAGAAGATATATTAATAGACGCAGCAGCTAGAGTAGGTTTAAGAACAATGGGCTTTGATAGTAGAGCTGGTCTTGGAAATATAACGTATGAAGAAGGTTATCAAGTTGCTAGAGAAAGAGTTATTGATAGAGATTTATTAAATAAATTTGATCCTCGTATAAATGATAATTGGAGCACATACGCTGGTAGTCAATTAAAGTTTGATTTAACAGATGTTATAGAAAGAAATAAAAAGAAACTTGATACTGAAAGTACAGATAGTGAAATTGCTAAACAAATTGAAGACACTACAGATACTACAACTGAAGTGGTTGAAGAAACTGCTGTTGAAGAAGTAGAACCTACTATAGATATATTTGATATATTACCTCCAGAAATTAGACAAGAAGCTCAAGAAGAAATAGATAGAAAAATAAAAGATAATAACATTGATCTAAGCGATGCTAACTTAACGTTTAAGGAACTACAACAGATAGCGCCATACGAAACATTAGCAAAATATTTTGGAATCCCTGTGTCGCGTATTACACAACCTCAAGATAACTTAAGAAAAGGTGATGACATATCTAAAATACAAATGTTTATATTAAAAAATGTAGATAGACTTATAAACACTAGACCAAAAGGCAATGCAGATGTTGTTCAAACTAAAGCAGTTGGTAAACTTAAAGCTAAACTAGAAGGTGGTCAATCAGCCGGTATAAGATCAAGAAACTTTTTAAATACAGAATACGATAAAGTTTTAGACGCAAAAGGTAAACAAAAAAAGATAAATAATAATTTACAATATAGAATAAAACCAGGCAATAGAAATAGATTTTTAAAAGCATCTGGTATTACTAATAATAAAGTAGATAAAAACTATATACCAAGAGGACCCGAGTCTCAATATATAAAAGGTGTATTAGAGTTGTTAGCTAGAAACATGGCATTAGCTGGGTTTGGTCAAGCTGTTGATCAACAACAAGACCAAGCTGTACAAGAAGAAACTACAACACCAGAAAAAGCAGCTACAAGAAAAGCTACTGTAAGACAAAAAACAGCACCAGCTAAAGCTCCGCTACTTAAATTTAGCGCACCTGTGTTTACAGGTAAAACTGATTCTTGGAAAAACATATTAGAAAACGCTGGTATTACCCCTATAAATATGAGAAGCGATGGTGGTAGGCAAGCGTTTAAAGCTTGGATGTTAAAACCTAATGTTTCTAAATCATTATCAGAAGCGTTTTGGAGAAACTATGGAACGTTTACAGGCACAACAGATGGTTTAACTATTGAAGAGCTTGGTATTATAGAAGGTAAATTTGTAGAAGATGAAGACAAATTTGATGTAACATTTTTTGAAGATGGCAAAACAAAAAGACTAAGAACATACTCTGGTAATTTTGCTTTTTTAAATAACGAAGAGGTTGAAGCTATTGTAGATCAAATGGTAGAGTTTGCAGCTGAAGACGCTGATATTACAGCCGCTGTAAGCAAAGACAGTTACAATAAAATAGAAACTAAGCTTAACGATAAAACATTTAATGAAAAGCAAGATCAAAAGTTAAAAGGTTTATATAAAATATTTAAAGCGTTTGAAAGTTTGATGAAGGAAGATAAAGCTAATATACCTTTTGTAGCTGCATTGTTATCTTCTACAAGTGCTTATCAAGGTCACTTTGTTAGAACATCTGCGCCAATAAGATTTTATAGCATAGATAAAAAAGGTGGTTTAACAGAAGAGCATACGCTACCTGCTAGTATGGTTGCTAAATATTTATTTATACAAGCTGCTAACAATAATTTAAACGAAGATACATTTAAAGGTATACAAAATAATTATTTTCAAGGAGGTCTAAGATCATATGATGATAAGAAACTAAAAGGTATAGGTGTTAATGGAGTAAAATATAACTACGTAGCTAAAGCTCCAGAAGGTTGGACACTAGATCAAAGCATATGGTTAAGATATTTTAATCCTAATGTAGCTAATACTAGAGGCGGAATTGATCCTAATGGTATCATGCTTGCAGGAAACAAAACAGCCGCTCAAGTATTAAACTTAAATGTTAAAGGACAACCTACTACTCCAGCTTTAAACAAAGCTCAAGTAAAAGTAGCTCCTAAAAATAATAAGAAGCAACCTAAGATTAGTCAGTTTAGTAAAGGTGTTTCTAATGAAACTGTTATAGACAACATGCGTATGATTGACAAAGCGTTGGACAATGCTAGAGATATTAACGCTGAACCTAAAGGTATAAGTATATATGATTTTGATGACACATTAGCTTTTAGCAAAAGTAAAATTATAGTTACAATGCCTGATGGTAAGACTAAAAAAATAACACCAGCTGAATTTGCGGTGCAAGATGAAAAGTTAAAACGTGAAGGAGCTGAGTTTGACTTTAGTGAATTTACTAAAGTTGTTGATGGTAAGCCAGGTCCATTAGTTCCTAGACTTAGAAAAGCTATTAAAAAATTTGGTAATGAAAACATTTTTGTATTAACAGCTAGACCTCAAGCATCAGCTCAATCTATATATGATTTTTTAAAAGCTATTGGAGTAGAAGTACCATTAGATAATATAGTCGGTTTAGAAGACGGTAGACCTCAAGCTAAAGCAAACTGGGTTATTAGTAAAGCAGCTGAAGGATATAATGATTTTTATTTTGTAGATGACGCGGTTAAAAATGTTAAAGCAGTTGCTAAAGTATTAGAGCAAGTTGATGTTAATTCTAAAGTGCAACAAGCTAAAATAAGATTTAGTAAATCGTTAGATAGAGAGTTTAACGCAATGATTGAAGGTAAGACTGGTATTGGTATGGAAAAAGAATATTCACCTGCCAAGGCTCAAGTTGTTGGATCAAGCAAAGGTAAATTTAAATTCTTTATACCCCCATCTGCTGATGATTTTGTAGGATTAATGTATTATTTATTAGGTAAAGGTAAAACTGGTGACGCACAAATGGCGTGGATTAAAACACACTTGTTAGATCCTTATGCTAGAGCCATGGCAAGTATTTCTTTAGATAGAATATCTATGCAAGGTGATTACAAGGCATTAAAAGAAAAGCTAGGTATTGTTCCAAGAAATTTAAAAAAGAAAATACCAGGTGAAGGTTTTACTGTTGAACAAGCGGTTAGAGTTTACATATGGAATAAACAAGGTATGAACATACCTGGTCTTTCAAAGACAGATTTAAAAGAACTTAATGACTATATAACTTCTAACAATGAACTACAGGTGTTTGCAGATAGTTTAATAGACATATTAAAAGGAGAAAAATATGTACAACCTAAAGCTGGTTGGTTAGCTGGTACTATTACTACAGATTTAATTGACACATTAGATACTACTAAACGAGCTAAATACTTAGAGCAGTGGCAAAAAAATGTTGATATAATATTTTCAGAGAAAAACATGAATAAGCTTGAAGCTGCTTTTGGTAGATCTTATAGATTAGCTTTAGAAGACATGTTAAAAAGAATGAAGAGCGGTAGAAATAGAGGTTTTTCTGGCGATAGTTTAACAGGTAGATTTACTGATTGGTTAACAAATAGTATTGGTACAATAATGTTCTTTAATACTAGATCTGCATTACTACAAACTATATCTGCTGCAAACTTTATAAACTTTAGTGATAATAATATTTTAGCTGCTGGTAAAGCTTTTGCAAATCAAAAACAATATTGGAAAGACTTTTTACAAATTATGAACTCACCGTTCTTAAAAGAAAGAAGGGGAGGTTTAAGGTTTAATGTTAATGAATCTGATATTGCTGACATGGCTAGAGAAGGAGGACCAAGAGCTATTATATCTAAGATGTTGGCGTTTGGTTTTTTACCTACACAAATAGCGGATAGTTTTGCTATTGCTTCTGGTGGTGCTACGTTTTATAGAAACAGAGTTAACACATATCTTAAACAAGGTATGGATCAAAAAGCGGCCGAAGAACAAGCGTTTTTAGATTTTAGAGAAATAGCAGAAGAGTCGCAGCAGTCTAGTAGACCTGACCGTATATCACAGCAACAAGCTGGACCACTTGGTAGAATTATACTAGCATTTGCTAACACACCAATGCAGTACAACAGGTTGATAGGAAAAGCTATATCAGATCTTAAAAACGGTAGAGGTGATTGGAGAACAAACGTGTCTAAAATAATGTATTATTCATTTGTACAAAACTTAATATTCAACGCGACACAACAAGCATTATTTGCTATAGCATTTGGAGACAGCGATGATGAAGAAGAAAATGAAAAAAATATTAGCATTGCAAATGGTATGGCTGACTCGTTATTAAGAGGTTTAGGTTTTGGTGGCGCGGTAGTATCTGTAGTTAAAAACGCTATAATGAGAGGTGTAAAAGAAAGTAAAAAGAAAAATCCTAACTACGATAAAATAGCTTATGAGCTAGGTAGATTATCACCACCTATATCTTCTAAGCTTTCAAGAATAAATCAAGCTAATAGATCTTTTCAATATGATTTAGATAAAATGAAATCCATGGGATTTGATATACAAAACCCTGCTTTATTAGCTGTAGCTAATTATATATCAGCTAGTTTTAATATACCAATTGATAGAGCTATAAAGAAAATGATAAATATTGACGATGCGTTCAGTCAAGACCTAGCTATGTGGGAGCGAATGGCGTTGTTAGGCGGTTGGTCGTCTTGGGAAATAGGTATTGATAAAGATGAAACAACTAAAAAGAATAAAAATAAACTTAGATTAAGATCTGGTTTAAAAATAAAAGGAACAGGTTTAAAAATAAAATAAAGATATGTGTGAAAAAAATACTTGCCCTATCTGCAGTGGTTACTGTGGTTTGTGCTAATTTATAATTTAAAAAAAAATGAAAGAAAAAATAAAAAAAGGAATAGACAAGATCCAAAAAGCATGGAATAAATTGTTATATAAACTAATGTTTAAAAACTATAAATAATGAAGAAAATATTTACATTACTATTGTTATTAATAACTTTTACTACAAGTTCTCAAAATATTTTTAAAGAATTATATAAAGATTTTTTAAAATATGGAACTATATATGTAGCTGGTGATTTAGAAAATCCAAAAGAAAATCCACCAGATTATTTTGTAAGAACAAATCCTGATGGTAATCTTTATACACCACCTGTTGTTGTAGATGGTACAGACTATTATGATTTTGATTATCGTTATGGTTTTGGTATACGTAAGCTAGCTAGGTTTGATTACGAAATAAAAAGTAAAAGCTATTATGATGGAACAGAAAATAATGTAGGTTTAATTGCTAGCAACTCTCCTATTAAAGGTTTAGAATATGTATTTCACTATGAAAAAGAAAGATCAAGAGATGAAATATATAAAAACCATAGATACTTTGTTAAGCATAGTGGTAAATATCACATGGTTAAACTAGAGAGTAGAGCACAAGGTAGAATTAATTTTAATTATAAATCAGCTGAGGTTAGAGCTAAGTTACCTATTGGTAATAAGTTTAGTATATCTGCAGGAGCTATTTATCGTACACATGAAAGAGCGTACGGATATAATCCAATTGAAATATGGTTAAATGAAACAGATAGTAATGGTTGGCCAATTAATTATTGGTATCAATTAGGTTACAACTATGGATTTACTGATCAATGGGTAACAATTAATATTGATGGTGAAGAAGTTTTTGATTATTACTGGTACGATCCACAAGGTAATCCTGTAGCTTATACTGATTTACAGTTCCGTGATACAGTGTTTGAATCATTAATTAATCGCTACAATAATGAACAATGGGATTTACTAGATCCGTTTGGTGTTGTATCACCTATAGTCGGTTTTGACTTCTATCATTACAAAAATAATTTCTGGCTTCACGCGTTTGGTAGTTATTTATTACCATACCACAAGTATGTAGAAGGTGATGTTGATTTTAGTTATTTAAATAGAAACAACTGGGGTCTTGGAGGATTAAGACAAGACTCTGATTTAGAGCAATGGGAAGACTATCAGGCTGGTATAGTTTTTGGATGGAAACTTAGCAGGTCAATAGGTGTATTTTTTGAAGGAGAATATACTAAATTTTGGGATAGTAAAATTTATAATGGTTCAGTTGGTCTGAACATAACACTTAGATAAAATGGCAGGAGCACCACAAATAGGAGAAGAAACTAAAGTAACGTTAGATCTTAAAACAATAGGTATGATAGTCGGTTTTGTAGTCACTCTTGCAACCATGTGGTTTGGACTACAAGCTGATATAGCTGAAGCAAAAGAATTACCTGTACCGGCTATTGACAGAGTTGAATATGATTTAAAAGACGAGTTAATTCGTCAAACAATTATGGATACGCAAGAAGATGTAGAAGAAATAAAAGAAACTATTGACAAAATAGACGAAAGATTGTACGAGATACAAAAACAAAAATAGTATGAAATACTTAAATATAATTTTAATTTTAATCACCTTTAATTCATTTGGTCAAGAGTGGATAATAGATGATAACTTTGATAGTAAGATAAATGAAAAGCAAGCTTTTGGCGATGATCAGACAAAACCTGTTATTGTAGAGTTTTACGCTAAGTTTAATGACGTAAATAAGTTTGAACAATGGTCTGAGTTGAAAGATGTTATATATTATAGAGCAGATATAGCTGCGTGCCCAGCTGCTAAAAAGAAATATAAGGTACGTATGGCGCCAACATTAATTATATTTAAAGACGGTATAAAAGAAATTGTTTTTAAAGCAGGACTAGACTTAATGTTACCAGCAGATTTAAATGAAATACAAGAAGCGGTTGATGAGGTAAATGCCGCGAGTCAATTTTAAAATGAAAAAAAGAAAATTAAATAGTACAAATCCTAAATATTATCCTGTAAAGGAAGAAGAAGTAAAAGAAAAAAAAGAATTAATAGCTACAATACGTAAAGGCAGAAATAGAAATATACGTGTCTACGCTGTGTTTAGCGAAATAGAATAATTATGGCTTATATACAACCAAACAACATGTTCTTATATAAAAAAGAAGATAGTGACATATCTATTGATCCTAAGAACAAAGGAAAATTTACAGCATGGGTAAAAAAGAATATGCCCGGCAAAGACAATTGTGAAGCAGCTAACGCTGTTATGAGAAACAAAGATGAATACTCAGGTAGCGTAGTTAAAATGGCTAACTATGCTAAGAACTTTGGGTGTAGTAAAAAATAATATGGATCGAATTAGTAAACATATAACCTACGCAGAATCAATACATTCAAATACAGCTAAGCGTAGAGGTATAGATAATACACCTAATCCAACACAGGTTGAAAACATGAAGCTAACAGCTGAAAAAGTATTTGAACCATTAAGAGAGTGGGTTGGTGGACCTATAAAAGTTAATTCATTTTTTAGATCACCTGAACTTAATGAAAAAATTGGTGGATCAAAAACATCACAGCATTGTAAAGGGCAAGCGCTTGATATTGATGATGTATATGGATATAAAACAAACGCAGAAATGTATACATGGGTAAAAGAAAATTTAAATTTTGATCAAATGATATGGGAGTTTGGAACAGACATGAATCCTAACTGGGTACATATATCATACGTATCAGAAGAAGATAACAGAAACAGATGTCTAAAAGCCTATAAAGATGATATGGGTAGAACTAAATATAAAGTAATATAGTTATGGGATATAAAATGGAACCAACAACGCCACTGTTTGGCAAGATCAGCGGTCCTTGTAAAGCGGCTGCTAAAAGAAAATTTGATGTTTGGCCTAGCGCTTATGCTTCTGGTTGGGGTGTAAGATGTACTAAAGCTGGTGGACCAAGTAAAATGGGTAAAAAGAAAAAGTAATGATATACTCTGGCAACTCTCCATTCATGAAAAAAAAGAAAAGTAAAGTAAAGGGTGGAGGAACTAAAAAGGTTTGTTTACCTGCTGCTAAAGTAAGATCAATGAGTAAAGCTGAAAGAGCTAAAGTTGTACGTGCTAAAGAGTCTGCTGGTAAAAAAGGAAAGTATAAAAGATCAAGTAAGTCTAATGTTAAAGGTGCTCGTAAAAAAGGAGCAACACTAAGAGACTGGTTTGAAAAAGAAAATTGGATTAACGTTAAAACAGGAAAGCCTTGCGGCGATTAATATTATGGCATATAAATTACCACCGATTTTAAAAGTAGATAAGTCTACTTTAAAATGTAATAAACCTAGAAAAACACCTGGTCACAAAACTAAATCACATATAGTTAAAGCTTGTGAAGGAGGTAAAGAAAAGATAATTAGATTTGGTCAACAAGGAGTGAGTACTGCTGGTAAAAAAACTGACGCTAAGTCAAAAGCAAGACGTAAAAGTTTTAAAGCTCGTCACGCTAAAAATATTAAGAAAGGTAAAATGTCCGCTGCATACTGGGCAAATAAAGTAAAATGGTAAGGAACAAATAAACAATGGGCGTACCATACCCAAATGTTCCTGTAACCAAGGGAGGCTTAATCGGCCTCCCTTTTTTTTATCCATCACACGCCACGCACTCTTCCATAGCCTTAGCAGCTATGTCTCCACGTAGTACTGATTCAGTTCTCATATAGTACAACGTTTTAATTCCTTTTTTCCACGCGTCTAAATGTACTTGATTAATCCATTTAGGATCTGCTTGAGATGGAAAAGCTAGATTTAAACTTACACTCTGATCTATATACTGTTGGCGTATACCAGCTTGTCTTACTAATTCTAACTGGTTTATTTCTTTAAATGTTTTAAATACTTCTTTGGTATCTTCGTCTAATTCTTTTATATCCTGGACCGAACCACCATCTGCTAATATTTTGTCCCATACTTCTTTTGTATTTAATTTTAATTTGTCTAATACTTTTTCTAGTGTAGGATTTTTTCTTATAAATGTTCCTTTAGCCGACTGCTCCGTGAATACGTTTGCTGCCCAAGGCTCGATTCCGGGAGAAATATTTCCAGACAATTTGCTATTAGATACAGTGGGAGCAATAGCACGTAGATGGGTATTGCGAAAGCCAGTACCGACACACCAAAGAGGTTCTCCATAAACATCAGCAAGAGCCATGCTAGCTCTTTCAGACTCGATTTTAATTTGACTAAAAATTCTTCTTGTTTCATATTGTGATAATAAACCCTCAAATGGTAAACCTTTTTCTTGTAAATATGTATGCCAACCTAATACACCAAGACCTAATGCTCTACCTTTTTCAGCAGCTCTTACAGAGTTTTCAAAACCTTTTCTGTATTTAGATCTTTGTATAAACTCTTCAAGCACTCCATCAAGAAACCATATTGAGTCATAAATAATATTTGTATTTTTCCACTCGTCATACTTAGCTAGGTTTAAACTAGATAGACAACAAACGAATGAATGATTTTCATCTGTATGTAATGTAATCTCACTACATATATTTGTCATATGTACTTTTAAAGCGTTGTCTTTGTACGCCGCTGGATTTTGTTTGTTAGTGTTACCTTTAAAAAGTATATAAGGTTCTCCAGTCGCTTTACGTTTTTGTAATAGCTTTCCCCACTTCTGTCTAGCTTTTTTATCCCCGCTAATAAGTCTTCGCATGAATTTATCGCCGACGACAGCGCATTGATGTAGGTTAAGCGATTGTCTGTTAACGTCTCCTTTAGGTTCTCTAATTTCGAGCCACTCTTCAAAATCGGGGTGATCAATGTTAATGTTAACTGATGCAGCTCCTCGTCTGACAGATCCTTGATTAGTGGCAAGTATTGTGCTATCGTATATTTTACAAAAAGGCACAACTCCGTCGCTTGTTCCATTACCTGTTATTTTTGCACCGGCGGGTCTGATTTGATTTATACCGATACCAACTCCACCGCCGTGTTTAGCGAGTAGCATCATCTCCAAATTTTTCTGACCAATGTCAATAATACTGTCAGCAACGTCAATACCAAAGCAAGAAATAGGAAGCCCACGATCAGTTCCAGTATTTGAAAGAACCGGAGAAGCAAGGCATAACCAGCCCTTCCATATGTAATCAAAAAATGTTTCAGCATACTCTGGTTTTTTTAAACGTTTAGCTACAGTAGTAGCAACTCTCATATAAGCTTCTTTAGGTGTTTCACCGTTATATAAATAACCTCCACCTATAGTTTTCTTATATACATCTGTGTCACCCCAATTTGGGTAGTCCACACCCTTAACCCAATTATTATTCCACATCTTTTTCAGTAATTATTCTTTTTTCTTTTTGTTTTAATTCTTCTACAAGTTTAGTCCACTCATCTTTACCTATGTGTAATTGAAAAGCAGTTAATGTTCCTTTACACAGTGTTTCATTGGCGGAAACTTGTTTTAATAAATGGCTAACAACATTTGTTAACGCATCTATTTTCTTTTTCATTTCTATTAATTTACTTTCTTTCATTATAATATTATTAAATACATTAAACAAGGTATACAAGTAAATATAAAATCATAAATATCTACGTTTCCTTTTTTCATTAAGCCATCGTATACTATTTCTTTTGCTGCTGCTATTACAACAGTAATCCACAAACCTTGTATTCCAAAAAATAAAATACTTATAAAGCTAATAATTGATCCATAAAAAAAATGTAACAATTTATCTTTAGCTATATTACCAAATATCTTCAAAGTCTTCGTTTTCATTTGCTTTACTATAGTCAGTTGGCCTAATAGCGAAAAAATCAGTATGAGTATGACCACCTGTAAGATGATAAAACCAATCAAGATTTGCAGCAGCTTCTTCATCGTAATTAAAAAAGCGTCTTTTATCCGTGTAGCCAAGTTCAACAAGTTTTTCATTTGTTCTTTTTCTAATAAATTGTTTTAAATCGTTTGATGATAAGTTTTCTATATCACCCATCTCAAACATTTTATCTATATATTTTTCTTCTAGCTCTAACATAATTTTAGCAGCTGAATATATATCTTCTTTACACTCTTGTTTTAGATCAGATATTTCATCACACATATGTCTAAACAATTGACAACCCATACGGCTGTGTAATGATTCATCTCTTACAGACCATTTCATTTGTTGACCTATTCCTTTGAGAAGATTACGAAGTTGAAAACTATATAAAACAGCAAAAGCGCTATACAAGCTAACTCCCTCAGCAAAGGCTGAAAAGATAGCCAAGCTACGGCCAATGCCCCGTGGATCAGTACCGTCATAAGCAACCAGATTATCAAATCTATCAGCAGTCGCCTCTTCATGTAAAAACGCTTCAAAGTTTTCCAGTCCCAGTGTTTCATTTAAATAACTATAAGCTACAGCATGTATTGTTTCTTGTGAGCCGAACATCATAGCCATTTGCTGTATCTCATGTTTTGGAAACCATGATACGACTTTTTGTGTCCAGTAATCAGACACTGCACACTCTGTCTGTGCAAATCCTAATAATATATTACCTACTAAATTTTTTTCTGCATCAGTAAGCTTTTCGTTCCAGTCTTTAACATCACCTGACATAGGTATTTCTGTGTGTAACCAGAAAGCTTGTGCTTGCTTTAGCCAACCTTCATTATAATATATTGGGTATTCAAAAGGTTTATAAGGTATTCTTTCTTTAAATAAACTCATTTTAATTATAAGGCATTTCAAATGCTATATCTACAAACGGTAGATATAACACATATGTTAATTGTTTTTCTTCTTCATAAGCTCTTATACCGAATAATATACCCGGATAAAAACCTATTGACAAAGACCAGTTCCATTTTTCTTTATCCATAAACTTTAATATTGTATTGGTCTTGATAACCAACTAGTTCTTTATATTTTACTTTTCCTCTTTGTTCCCACGACCATTTAACCCACTTGTCAATTTGTCGTTCTGCATATTTTTTCCTAGCTATTATTTTAGATAACTTAGGATTAACCTTACTGTCTCGTCGCATTCCTTTTGATTTTGTGGTTTAAATAGTATTGTGTTAGGATAATTTTTTACTACATATTTTTTAAATAATTTCCAACGTAAAGGAAAAGACTCGTTTGCTCTACCCTTACACTCAATTATAAAGCTATAGTTAGGACAAATAAAATCAGGAGTATATTTAATAGGTAATATTTTTTTTCTACCACGTTGTTTAAAATCTCCTTTACCATTTGCCGTGCGTTCATATGAAGCATTGTTAAACATATAGTCTTCAACCACTTCAAATGTAGCACCCTCATATGTAGCTTTTATTTTAGCTTTTTTAAGAGCTTGATACATGTAACGCTCAAGACCTGAGGCAAATTTGATACCATCATATGTTACCTTTTTTGCCTGTACAGGTCCGCGTTTTTTTCTTTTATAGATCTTCTTCTTCATAATGTAATCCGTCATTACCGTTTTGACCTATAATATTCATTCTATTTAACATACATTCTTCTACCTCATCTCTTAAACATTCTCTGGCTGCTTGTATATATAACAACGCATCCATTATTTCTTCTTGTACATCAATTAGAAAATCATTGAGATCTTTATCTTTGCCCTCGACCTCCTCCATCATCATTGCACCGTACTTAGCTTGACCAATCAGACTACGTTGGTCTATCTTTTCGATTACTTTGTGTACGATTTTATCGTCTGTTTTTACTACGTATTTATTCATCTTTTACAAATGTTCCGTTAATCATTGAACCTTTACGGTTTTTAATTTCATTATAAGCCTGCGCTATACATGATTCAATAGTTGTTTCTTGCAAGTGTGCTAAATTAGTTAACACTACAACCATATCGCCAATAGCATCCATTACTTCCATTTTATCTTTGTCTAATAAAGCTTTGGCTAATTCACCAGCCTCTTCTTGAAGCTTTACATATTGAGTATGTGAATTACCTTTGTCATATAAGCCTCTAGCTTCAGCCCATTGTCTAATGTTCTCAAACATTTTAAGAGGTTTTTTATTACATTTAACAATTTTTTCTTCTAGTACATCATCACCCCATAATTCAGGAGTTTTAAACCACTCAGCAAATGCTTTGTTGTATACATAACATCTATTGTCATTATACATTGAAGTTTTAACGTTTTTTTCTATCCATCTAATTGAATCTACATTTAAAACAAATACGCCATGTTCGGTCTCCCATTCCATGCCTATATTTTCCATTAAATTACCTTTCAATTTTTTAACTGGATATGGAAACGTAGTAGTTTGTTCTGTTACGTTTATATTCATTTTATTTAATTTAACTAATTCATTATATTTTTTACGATCAACTTTATAGCCATAAGACTTTTGAAGTTCTATCTCTTTCTCTGATATATAATCTATATCATCGGACTGATCAAGAACTTCATATTCGTCTGGGTTATAACCCTGTGTTAACGTAACTCTCTTATTAAGATTACATGTAACACCGATCTTTTTACCTGGAATGTGATATAAATAATACATTATATTTTATCATTGTATAAATGTAAGTTGTGTGCATAATGATAATATTCACCAACTTCAATATTTAATCTGTCTGCAACTAATTTTTGTATCATACTAAAACAGTACTGGTCATTACAAAAACCGTACCAGAGATCATTAGAACGCATTAAAACAGCCATGTTTAGTCTATTGTCTACAATTGTAAACTGTATTGCATAAGTACATGGAGTATCTTTACTGTAAAATTTATGTTCTTTACAATCGTATATACTTATCGCTGCGTGTCTAGTATCTTTTTCATGTTTAAGCTTAGCTACCACATAATCTAGTTGATCGTTACGATACATTTGCCAACCGTAGTTAGAATTAACACATCTTTCACTGTCGGCCATACGTTCCCATATTGGTGGTATTTTACCATATATTTCACCAAGCTTATCAATGCTAGGATCACCGGATAAATACCATTGCCATTCAGCTTCAGCATAATCAGGTTTCCAGTTACGTTCTTTATTAAATATATAATTTTCTAATGGGTTTTTTAACGTAAACCCTACGTTAAATAAAGCTTTTGTGCCACCGAAGTCTTTGCCATCGGTTATTATTTTGTCAAAAAAATAATTATAAGCTTCATCTGCATTTTTAAATTTTCTGCGCATATTTATTATAATAGTATTTATAATACTCATATAGCTTTATCCATATAGTTATAGCAC